AGTTTAAATGGGATATAAATGGAGGCACAATTACAGCTATTCCATTAAGTGGAGAGAAGATTCGTGGTTTTCGCGCGAATGTTCTAGTGCTTGATGAGTATTTGCTTCTTCCAGAAGAAACAATTAAAACCGTTTTAATGCCGTTTTTGGTGGCACCTCAAGACATGGCTGACAGAATTAAAATTAGAGAAATGGAAGATAAGCTAATTAAAAAAGGAGCAATGAAAGAAGATCAAAGAATGGAATTTAAAAATAATTCTAAAATGATAGCCCTTTCTTCCGCTAGTTATACTTTTGAAAACTTATATAAAACATACCAAGAATGGGTGGCTAAGATTTACTCAAAAGAAGAACTTGACGCAAATTACTTTATATCTCAAATGGGGTACGAGTCTTTACCAGAAGAAATGATTGATACAATAATTATTGAAGAAGCGCAAAACGGAGGGCAAAGTCATTCGAGTTTTCAGCGGGAATATTGTGCTCAATTTACAGACGGAAGTGATAGTTATTTTAGCGCAAAAAAAATGCACGAATGTACAGTGCCCGATGGAGAAACACAAACAACCAGAATAAGGGGTAAAGCTGGATCAAAATATATACTTGGAATTGACCCATCTTTTTCCAATAGTCCTACCTCGGATTATTTTGCCATGTCTATTTTAGAACTGGACGACGAAACTAAATCAGGAACTCTAGTGCATAGTTATGCCGTGGCTGGAGGAGACTTAAAAAATCATATAAGATACTTACATTACCTAGTAAAGAATTTTAATTTTGAAATGATTATTATTGATAATGCTGGTTATCAATTTATCGATGGAGCAGTAGAATCAAAAGATTTTAAAACAACAAATACAAAATTAGAATTTTTAGATTTTGATAGCAACAAAGAGGATGAGGATTATAATAAACAATTAAAAAAATTAAAAAACTCCCTGAACAAAGAGTCGGGTAAAATTGTATTTAAACAAAACTTTACTAGTGATTTTATTCGCAGAGCAAACGAACACCTTCAAAGCTGTATAGATCACAAAAAAATATGGTTTGCTTCCAGAACTACCGCGAATGGCGCAGAATTTGATAAAGCGTCAAATACTCATGTAAATTTAAAACAAACTGGTGAAAAATCAATATTAGATTTAATTGAACATCAGGACGAAATGATATACCAAACTAAGAAACAATGCACCTTAGTTGAGGTTAAAAGCACCGCAAAGGGCTCCCAGACATTTGACCTCCCACAGCACTTAAAACGCTCCACAAGCGCAAATAAGGCTAGAAAAGATAATTATACAACTTTAATGTTGGCAAATTGGGCAACTAAGATATATTATGATATGCAAAATGTGCAAATTGAGAACATAAATGATACATTTGTTCCTAAAATTATTAGATAAGGTGTAATATTTGATATAAAATGAAAAAACAATTTACAAAAGCAGCTAAACAAGCCAAAAATGTAAAACCTAAAAAGGAAACTGCAACAGCCAGCGAGCAAAAACCTAAAACAACTCGTAGAAAAAAGGTAAACAGCCTTGACGACATAACGCCGTTGTATGCATCTTTAGAGGAATCCACCGCTTCTTCTGTTAATCTTAATAGGAGAAATAAAGCTGGATCAATAGAAAGAACCGATAGGTTTAAAAATATTGACGACGGATTAATACCATTTAAACATAGTGGAACCTATCAAAAACAAACCAGCATAACTATAAAAGACGCGGTGGTTTTGTGTCAAAAGGCATATTACAATTATGCAATGTTTAGAAATGTAGTTGATTTAATGACTGAATTTTCTTCAAGTAGTATTTACTTCAAAGGGGGAAGCAAAAAATCTAGAGAATTTTTAGAAGCTTATTTTAAAAAAATAAATCTCTGGGGATTCCAAGAAAAATTTTTCCGCGAATATTATAGATCTGGAAATGTTTTTGTTTATAGATTTGATGCAACCTTGCAAAATCAAGACCTATCAAAGATAACAAAAACGTTTGGATCTTTAGGTACAATAGGTAAAAGTTCAGACATACCAGTTAGGTATATAATTTTAAATCCCGCAGATATTACCATGGTGGGAAATATTTCATTTAATAATTCTAGCTACTTCAAAGTAATTAGTGATTACGAATTAGAAAGATTAAAAAATCCACAGACAGAAGAAGATAAATTAGTACTGGAAAATTTACCAGAAGAAACAAAAGAACAACTACTAAACAAAAAACAGGTAAACAGCCTCACTTTGCCATTATCACCAGATAAGGTTTCTGCTGTTTTTTATAAGAAACAAGATTACGAACCGTTTTCAGTACCCATGGGGTATCCGGTCCTAGAAGATATAAACTGGAAAGCTGAAATGAAAAAGATGGACATGGCAATCACAAGAACAATGCAACAAGCAATACTTCTTATAACAATGGGTTCAGAGCCAGATAAAGGTGGAATAAACCAAAAAAATCTAACAGCAATGCAAAAGATTTTTGATAACGAATCCGTTGGAAGAGTTCTTATTGCAGACTACACAACTAAAGCTCAATTTGTTATTCCTGACATTGCAAATTTACTTGATCCTAAAAAATACGCGGTTGTAAATGATGACATAAGACAAGGACTAAATCATATCTTAGTTGGTGATGAAAAATTTTCTAATACCAATATTAAAGTTAAAGTATTCATAGAAAGACTTAGGCAAGCAAGAGAAGCTTTTATAAACGAATTCTTAGTGCATGAAGTAAAAAGAATATCTAAAAATTTAGGATTTAAAAATTATCCCACCCCGGTGTTTGAAGATATTGATATTAAGGACGCCGACACATATACAAAAGTATATACAAGAATGGTTGAACTTGGAATTTTGACTCCAGAAGAAGCTTTAAAAGCTGTTGAAACGGGTAAATTACCCGAAGCTTCAGATTCTGTGGAATCTCAAGAAAAATTCAAACAATATAGAGATCAAGGTTTATATGAACCGCTAATTGGTGGTGGAGCAGGGAAAGAAGATCTCCCTAAACAAAATGGAAGACCAGCGGGGTCAAGAACGCCACAAACAACCAAAAACGTTAAACCTGTAGGAACAGGAGAAGGTTACGCGTTTGTACTAGAAGGGGTTAAAAAGAACATGGTTCTTGCTCAAAAATTAGAATCAGAAATATGTGCAAAATTAAGAAAAATGCATAACGTAAAAAGAATGAGCAAAAAACAAAAAATAGTAGCTTCAGATATTTGCGAAATAGTTATGGCGAATGAATTACCTCAAAATTGGATCTCTAAAGCTGAAGAATATTGCGAAGAGCCACAGGATAAAAATTTAGACAGAGTAAAACAAATACAAGAACTGGCATCAGAACATCAAGTTGATAATTATGTAGCTACAATACTTTATGCTAGCAAAAAGGAAAATTAATATGGAAGATATAAATATACCAATGCCCAATAATAATGAAGAAGAAAACTCTAGCGAAGTAGTAAAAGGAATGTATGGAGATTCAGTTGATGTAAACATGCCAGACATACCCATTCCCGTTGCTCCAGAACCCAAAGATGAAAAAAATAAAGACAAATGCGACGTGTCATTTAAATTTGCTTTTGTTGGTGCAGGACAAGGCGGATCAAGAATTGCAGAATCATTTCATAAGTTAGGATACAGAAAATTATCTGCCATTAACACGGCTCAACAGGACTTAAACACAATAGAACTTATTGAAAATAAACTTTGCATAGGAGAGGGGGGAGCGGGGAAAAACCCAGAGGTTGCAGCTAAAGCCTACGCAAAAAACAAAGAAGACGTTTTAGATTTCTTGCGTTTTTCTTTTGGGGAAGATTACGATAGAGTCTTTGTTTGCGCTGGCGCTGGGGGCGGAACAGGGGCAGGTTCTGTTGTGCCTCTTGTTCACACAATAACAGAATTAAATGGAATAGTAAATGCTCCAACTAAAAAAGTCGGGGTTATACTTGCGCTACCAAAAGTTTCAGAAGGAAAAAAGGTAAATGCTAATGCGCACAATACCTTAGAACAAGCTTACCAATTAGTTAATGAGGGAATAATTTCCCCTTTGATTATTTTAGATAACGAAAAAATAAACAAACTTTATCCCGGCTTGGCTGTTGCTCCATTTTGGCAAACTGCCAATAGTAGTATCGCCGGATTATTTCATTTATTTAATTTAGTATCT